TACTATGGCTAAGACTGTATTTCGCCTTCCTTGTGCCGCCGAAGAAATTGCAGAGAAATACCCTCTACAAAGACAGGCTGCAAAGGCTGTTACATTCGGTATTCTTTACGGGGCCGGAGCAAATAAGATTAGTCAAGAAGTTAGTAAAAGCTCTGGCAGCTTCTTTAGCCCAAGTGAAGCTCAAGAAGTTATTGATGACTACTTCAATGCATTCAAGAAACTAAAAGCTTGGATTAAATCAAATGAGAAGTTTATTGCAGACAATGGCTTCGTTTACAGCTTTTTTGGAAGAAAAAGGAGACTACCAAATGTTACATCCTCCGATAAAGGTATCAGAAGTCATACGATTAGGTCTGGGCTTAATTTTCTGGTGCAGTCTGCTGCTTCTGATATTAACCTACTAGGAGCTATTGATATGGAGGCATTTATTGCTTCTACAGGTATAAAAGCAAAAATATTTGCCTTAGTACATGACTCAATTCTGGCTGAAGTTGCTGATGAGCATGTAGACTTGTACCAAGAAGTCCTTGTTAAGTTTATTCAGATGGACAGAGGCATATCTATTCCTGGGGTACCGGTTGGTTGTGACTTTGATGTAGGAGAAGACTACTCTATGGGTAAATTCGAAAAAATGTATGGAGAACTATTGTGAGATATCATACTATTTTTTATACTACAAGAGAAGGCTATAAGGTGGAGAGGAGAGCCTATCTATCAGATGTTTGTGACTACATTAGCTACTTGGAAAGGTCTGGGTGTACCGATATTGGGTATTTTGTAGACGAAGATATGACTCGCGAGCCTAGTGAACGGGAAGAATGGGCATCTTTTGACCCAGACTGCTAATGGTTATAACCTATCGTGATTTAGCAAAGATAAAGTTTCCTGTCTACTGTTTGCCTTCCTCTAATTGGCATACAGTAGACGGATTATTATATGTGGATAATATACTAGTAGACGACAAAAACGTACCAGAACCTACTTTAGGTCTTCGGAGGTTAAAAAGTCCTTTTAAGAATATATTACCACTGAAAAAATCTGTAAATGATATTGTAGGGATTATAAAACAGCCTTACAATGCTTTTATTGATAGCAGGGGAGTGCCATTTCTTTATCAAAAAACTATAATGGCCTCATTAACTTATCAACGTATAAAGAAGATTGAAAAGAAGGTAAGGGTGTGTGTTTTACATATTCAAGGAAGTAAGAGCACCTTTATAATTCCTAGGCCCCCGCCAGAAGATATGCTCTGGGTAGGGATACTTTATCTTCAAGGATATCCTTGGAAGCTGTACGAGTACTCTAATACTCCCCAGCGTTCAAGTAGGAGAAAAATCTAATAATGGCAAAGAAAAGTCGTACTCTGGCAGGAGCTAATCTAGCCCTACAAGAGGTTGAGCCTTTGACACAAAACCAAGTTCTAGCCTTTGAGTCTAGCAAGCATCTAGTACTTCATGGAGTGGCTGGAACAGGTAAAACGTTTTTATCTTGTTACTTCGCGTTTGACGACATATCGAAAGGGTACTATGAAAAAGTAGTATTTATACGGAGTGCCGTTCCTACTAGGGATATAGGATTTTTACCTGGTAATGAAAAGGAGAAAGCATCTGTATACGAGGAGCCCTACAAAGATATAGCAGTTGAGTTATTTCGTAGGGGGGATGCGTATGACGTACTAAAGCAAAAAGGCTTGGTACACTTTATGACTACATCTTTTATTCGTGGAGTCACACTACGAAATGCAGTAATTATAGTAGATGAGTGCCAGAACATGAGCTTTCATGAGCTAGACTCTATTATTACGCGAGTGGGTGAAGGCTGTAGAGTTATTTTTTGCGGAGATTTTCGACAAGCAGATCTTGCGAAGAATGGTATGAAGGACTTTTTGCAAGTATTAGAAGACATGGAAGAGTTTGATATGATTGACTTCCAGGTAAAAGATATTGTGAGAAGTGAGTTCGTTAAAAAGTACATCACCTCAAAAATGAAAATAGGCGTATAAATGAAGGCGGTATTAAGTAATAGAATCTACTTGGAGTGCTCTCCCGAGCTTCAGGAGAAAATCTCTAAGGAGCTCACATATACAATTCCTGCTGCTATGCCGGACGAGTGTCCTATAGTGATTAAAAACGTTATGAAGATTCGAGAAGGTCTCATAACTATCCCAATAGGTAGAACTGATTTAATACCGCCCGATTACGAGATAGTTGATAAGAGAATAACAGTTCCTGTAGAGTTTCCGGAGTTTAAGTTTGAACTTCGAGATAGCCAGAAAGAAGTGTATGATCAATTAAAGGATAATTGTATCATTAATGCCTGGACTAGCTGGGGAAAGACATTTACTGGGCTAGCAATAGCAGGGAAGCTCGGGCAAAAGACACTTATTGTAACTCATACTGTAGCACTTAGAAACCAATGGGCTGCAGAAGTACGAAAAGTATACGGAATTGAGCCAAGTATCATAGGTAGTGGTAGTTTTAATTCTTCTGGCCTAATTGTTATTGGTAACACACAAACTCTATACAAAAATGTACAAAAACTTAGAAAAGAGTTTGGTACTATTATACTAGATGAAATGCACCACGTAAGCAGCCCAACCTTCTCAAAGATTGTAGACAGTAATTTCTGTAGATATAAAATAGGATTATCGGCCACTATAGAACGGAAGGATGGAAAACATGTAGTATTTAGAGATTACTTTGGAAATACTGTATTTAAGCCTCCAAAAGAAAACTATATGGTTCCTGAAGTACATATCTTTAAATCTACAATCAAATTTCCTTCTGGGCATGCTTGGGCCAACAGAGTAACAGCACTCGCAAATAGTGAGGAATACCGACATACAGTATCTATGATAGCAGCTACATATGCTAAAAGAGGTCACAAGGTACTACTTGTAAGCGACAGGGTTAGTTTCTTAGAAGCCTGCGCCGAACTCATTGGCCCCGATGCAGTATGTGTTACGGGTGCGGTAGAAAATAGAGAAGAGTTAGTTGATAGTATTCTTAAAGGGGATAAGAGTGTCCTTTGTGGAACTCAATCAATTTTCTCTGAAGGTATCTCGGTAAATAACTTGAGCTGTCTAATTCTAGCCACTCCTGTAAATAATGACCCATTACTCGCTCAGTTAATAGGTCGAGTGATTCGGAAAGAGGAAGGGAAGAAAAAACCTGTGGTGATTGATATTCACTTAGTAGGAAAGACTTCTCAGTCTCAGGCTTCTAACAGGTTAGGATACTATATGAAGGAAGGTTATGAGATTAAACAGTTTTAAAAATAAAGTAGTTGACAATTCCTCAAACTTACTGTATAATATATGATATTATTTGACTGGAAAAAAGTATTTGAAGCAGCAGACGCTAACGCATACAAATGCTATCAAATAATAAAAATGATTACTTATAAGGAAATACCAAAAAATAATAGAGACCCTAGGTTCATATTCTCCCAGATAGACTTCTCGGGGGAGAGCTTTTTAGTTCACCCAGAACCTTTACTCTTTAACATTTATAAGTATTCTTTCAGAGAGCTAGGGATTTACCTAGCACTTGCTTCAGCAAGAAATCTTGCAGACTATCTGTCACATGGGGACACCACATTAAATCTAATGAAGATAACTGTTTCAGATAGTATGTACCAACACATAACTAACAATAGGCTTCTCGTACTTGAAGATGATATAATACTTCGCTTTAACTACGAAGAAGTCCCGCCCACTAAGGAGACACACTAATATGGCACTTTCGTTCAACCAAACTAATGGTAAAGCGATTAAATCTAGCATTGACACTTTTGTATACAAGGATGGAGATAACAAACTCCGCCTGGTTGGAGATATTCTTGCTCGGTATGTATACTGGGTAACTGGAGAGAATAACAAGAATATTCCTTTTGAGTGCCTTTCTTTCGACCGTAATGCAGAACGCTTTAATAACAAGGAAAGAGATTGGGTACGTGAATTCTTCCCCGACCTGAAATGTGGGTGGAGCTACGCAATGCAGTGTATCGACCCTACAGATGGTAAAGTAAAAGTACTTAACCTGAAGAAGAAGCTTTGGGAACAGATTCTTACTGCTGCAGAAGACTTGGGCGACCCCACCGACCCAGATAAGGGTTGGGATGTTTGCTTCAAGCGTGTAAAAACCGGCCCTCTTGCCTACAACGTAGAATATCAGTTGCAGGTACTAAAGTGTAAGCCGCGCGCACTCAGCGTAGGAGAACGTGCAGCAATTGCTGATATTAAGTCGATGGACGAAGTAATGCCACGTCCTACTCCCGAGTCACAAAAGGAGCTGCTAGACAGATTACAAGTAGCAGGAGTTCCTGATGTTGACGAAACCTTGGAAGAGGAATTCAAAATCGGATGATTCTATTCACTGCTGATTGGCACTTAAAACTAGGGCAGAAGAATGTTCCCCCGTCCTGGGCGAAGAA